GAGTCTGACCAATCGACGGAATGGTGAACTGGTTGCCATCCGGGAAGCCTTCCAGCATCCGCACATAGCGCTGAGCCATCATTTCGTCGCGGAGGATCTCCTTCAGTTCGCTGGACCAGACTTCCGAGCGAGTGAGCAGATCCATATTGGCGGTAGTCATAGCCATTGGATTTTCTCCTTATATTCCAAACCGAGTCCCAAGTCGCGTTTTATCTTCCATGAGTTGACGCTGAACTTTGGGGCTATAGTAAAGTTGCTTGTTTGTCCGACGGAGGTTCTGGTAGTATTCCCAGTTACGTTCCGCCGATGCTTGCATGTTGACCCCTTCCGTACGAATAGTCCCTTGAACGATGGGTGCCATTGCTTTCTTAGGCTCACCGATCAAGTTGAAGAAAGCTGTCGGGGATTCTGCTGCGATTTCCTGAAGACGCTGAACAGAGATGCCAAGTTCTTTGGCTTTGTTCTGAACGACGACAGGGGCCTCAGTCCCGTAAGATTTCTGGAGTTCTTCGTCAACGACAGCGAGGTTCTGTTTAACAGTATTCTCTCGGTCCCGTTGCGTCAGGGTCTGCTCAACAAGGCTCTTTAGGGTGTCCTCACTCACTTGGGGCTGGGTGTTGCCTTCAGATGCAGTGCTGCCGTTATTGTTGTTGGCCGCTACAGGATTCACGCTGGCAGGCTGCGTGGCCTTATTCTGTAGCTGGTCGAGAAGTTGCTTGGAGTACTCCTGTTTCCCAAGATCCTCTCGAAGTTGTTTAAGCTGATCTTCGAGGTTCTTGATGTAGCCGTCCGCTTCCAGTTTCCCTTTGGCGAGGACTTCAGGGTCTTTCCAATTCTCTCCCTTGGCTTGTACCAATTTAGCCAGATATGACTCCTGCTGTTCAGTGGTCTTGGCTTCAGTGGCTTCTTGTTGACTCTGCCCTTGGGGTTGTTGGGCTTGGTCGAATACCGTCATATTAGTCCCTTTGGTTAAGGTCGATTAAGTCGAGGAGTTGGTCGAGTGCAGAGTTCCACTCGTTGACGGCAACTTGCTTATACTCCCAGCCGGGGGAGTAATCACGAACAGCTTCCTTCTTGAGGTAGTGCTGTTCGAGAATTTCACGGAGGTCATCAAAGGCGTTGCGGTAGGCAAGGACTTCAGCCTTACGACGTTCGCGCTCTTCGCCTTTGAGACCCTTGAGCCAGACGGCTTGCATTAGATACCCATCTGTTGTGCAGCCATAAGCTGCTCTTGGTTGACCATTTCAGCTTCCTGAGAAGCCTGCTGAGTTTCGAGTTGTTCAGCGACAGCGATGTTCTCACCAAACAGTCTCGGTTCACCAAGTTCTTCTGCAAGGATACGAGCGAACTCTTTGCCCGACAGGTGAGGAGCGACAGTGGGGTCGGCCAGTTTCACCTGATACAGTTGGGTGAGGTTCTGGACCCTACGCGCCCGCTCTGCGAAGTGACGAGCGCCGACAGGGACGATCTTACCCTTGGCAGTGATGTCATCCTTGGTGATGCTACGGAAGAGCATAGCCCCAGTGGCGTCGTCCATCACGCGGATCGTGTCCGACATGTTCATGTAACGACGGCTAACCTCCAGCATGGCATTCAGGATGGGTTCAAGGAAGGTCCGCTCGAAGTGGGCGGTCTTGTGTTCGAAGATCCGCGAGGCGGAGTTCTGAAGGGTCTGCACTTCGAAGGCTGTCTTCTCGCCGGGGGTACGAATACCCATCGCCTGCTTAGGCGCACCAGCCATCTCCTCCATCTTGTTCTCCAGAAGTTGGATCTGGAGGTCAGCTTGGAGGGCAGTACCATCAGGCTGGAGATAACCTACGTCACCCTCTTCGCCCATGTAGATACGGGCACCCGGTTCGAAGTCGAAATCCTCGACATCACCACGGATTTTCATGATGGGGTAGGCAATCTGGTCAAACACGTCAGCTTTGAGGTTTTCCAGATGATCTATACGATACTGCATCCCGACGAGATTGTCAAGTGGCCCCATAGCGTAGAGGTTGTCGGGGCGAGGACGCCAGCCAGCGTGGAAGATAGGAGCGAAACCCAACCAAGATGGGTTTTCTTGGTTGTCCATGATGTAGGCCCTATCGACAACCGTGATAATCCGGTCAGTCCACAGCTTTCCAGCCTCGTAGTCGTAGATGTCACCGTAGAAAGTGAGGACTTCGACGTAGTCAGAGCCATAATATTGCTGGATCGACGAGAAACCATCCGCGACAAAGCCCTCAGACTTGTCAAAAGTGGCATCAGACGTGCGAATAGCAGCCCGTGCGCCCACCATCTTGTCGAGAATACCAGCAAGGTAGGCATTCTTTGGGTCTGCATCCACCATACGCTTGATTTCACCGAGCGTCAGGACGGATTTGATGATCTTCGGGGTCTTGTAGAACGACTGAGCAGTGGGGTTGAAGGCGATGTCGTAAGGCGAAACGCGCACAAGGCGGGGACCGACGTAGTTAACGACAAGATCCGAGTTCTCCTTGACGGAGTAGTTGTTCTCCCAGACCACCGTAGCGAAGCAGTTGCCGTATTGAATCCAATCGTAGAGGAGGTCAGAGCAAGTATTGACCATATCCGACTGGCGGATCTTGTTTTCCATGTAGGCTTGGATGACGTTACGCTTCTCACGGAGGTTGGAGTTGCGGTCGTCAGCTTCCCAGCGCATCCACTTCTGCTGAGGGAACAGCGTTGCGAAGTAGTTGGCATGGAGGTTGTCCATGATCTGGGTCAGTTTAGGCGTAGTTGTCGAGTTTGACCACGGCAGAATGGCGTTACCCGTCGTCTTAGTGGACGTAGCGTAGAGGTAGTTACGCAGTTCTTTCTTGTCTTCGACCCAAGTACGACGAAGTTCGTTCCACTCACGCCATTTGTTGGCAATCTCGACAGCGAGGTTGTCCGAGGAAATAACGCTGCGAATGTCAAGGACTGTGCCGACCATCAAGAAGCCTTCCTGAATTTACTGTTAGCCCAAACAATGTTGGACTTCCTTTGACGATTGACGTTACGAGAAGGAGCGACAGCCATGTCCACAGCCGATGCCAGTGCGTCAATAACGTCGTCGTGGGGCGGATTACGAGACGACAACTCTTCCTCAAGGTAGGCAGTATTCCCGCCGTTGTAGTGGAAGATCTGAAGGTTGTCGTATCTCGGTTCGAGAACAGCGGAGATACGCTCCTGCTTGTTCCCTTGGTGTTTGTTGGGGCGGAACTCGTCGATAGAAATAGCTAGTCCATGCTGCTTGATAAGTTCTTTTAGCTGCTTGACGATGGCTTGCTGGGCCACCGAGACTTCCGCCCGCAATTTCCTGAACTGCCATTTCTGGGAGAGGTTCAGGATATGCTCAAAGTATTCGCTGATTCGATCAGTCTTGAAGCGATCAATGTCGAGGACGTAGATGTTGTTCTCTGAATCGACACCGATAACCACAATGGCAGTAGAGTCAGCCTTCTTCGACAGGGAGAATGCAAAGTCCACAGCAGCGTAGACGTTGATCCTCTGATCTTTGAAGAACCAGTAGCCGTTCTCCAGCTTCAGGAACTTTCTGTCGTAGTATTGGAACTTGTCCGATCCGACCGGGACGTTATCAGGGTCAGAGGGGTCGTTGTAATATTGCGCTCTAAATTGCGATTTGTCAAGGTACTGACCACGCTTCTTGGCTAGGATCTTGGCGTCGAAGCCAAACCACTTGCCATCACGGCGCTGCTGGCGGGGCCACAGGAACTCTCCAGTGCCATCTCCGTGGCTCTCTACAGCCTTCTCGAAGACCTCGTAGATAGGCTCCTCACCGACCTTGTTGAACTCGTCGTCGTAGATGTCCTCTGCCATCTGCATGAGATCATTGTATAGGTCTACCGGATGGTAACGAGTACCGACAACCCACTCCTTAGCCTCTGCACCTTCGATAGACGACAGAAGGGAGTATTGGCTCTTTACTTTCTCACGTCCTTCACCAGTGTAAGCATTCTCGTATACAACCACGTCGTCCAGAACGGCAATATCGCAGTGCAGACCAGTAAGGGAAGTAGTGAGGCCACCAGTGAAGATGCTAGGGTCACGAACATTCTCTTTCTTACGGAGCGGGTGGTCGAGCATGATTTCAGAGTTGGTCCACCGTTGACGCTTACCCTCTTCAGGGTTGACCATGTCAGGCCAGTAACGACGGTAGATCTCCGAGGTAAGGATACCTTTCATAAAGCCTAGTTGCTTCTCAGCAAGGTTGGCAGTGGCGGAGATGTAGAGAACGCGAAGAGTGGGGTTCTTGGTGAGTTCCCACACGACACGATAGGCCACCATACGGGACTTCTGGTGGTCACGGGGGAAGAGAACGAGTTGGTGAGACTTGGAGTCCTGACGGGTCCACCACGACAGCAGTTCACTGTGGCAGGGGCCTAGGACTTGCTCAGGAGCCACCAGCTTAATGAACACCTCAAGATCGCTCTCAGCCGCTTGGCGAGTAAGCTGGAGGCGCTCTTCAGGTGTTAGTTGTTTGTCGTTGGAGAAACTCATGTAAGGTTACTTACCGACCCAACCCGTGTTGCCCGTGCCGCTTTCTTTGACGTAAAGAGTAGTCAAAGCCCCGCCGTCAGTTCGTGTGTAAAGAGAGCCGACAGGTGCTGTCACGGCCCCTTCTGGAGTACCTGCACCGCTGGTCCAGATTACAGCGCCTGCACCGGGTCTGACCTCCCTAGAATACGTGGCCCGAACCCTAGCCGAAGAGGTGCCAAGGTCCACTAAATTGTCTGTGACAGGACGCATACTACCAGAAAGGAACTGGTAGATCCCAACCCCGCCTACCCCCATGGTAATACCAGCAGTGCCGGAAAGGAGGTTTGTGAAGTTGGCCCCATTGCTTGAGCCAAAGGTCCAGTCGTCACCAGAACTTAGGACTACGCCAGTAAGAGCAGACCCAGTAGTGTCTAAAAATCTAAGGGCCTTGTTGTTAGAAAGGGTCAAAGATGCGTCTGTAAAGTAAATCTCGTCGTCTGCGTATCGCACTGTAGAGTTAGATGCATCAGAACCGTACTGAAGGATAAGCCCAGACGGAGAACCTGTTCCAACACTTTTGATAATTGGTGCGTTTGCATTCCCGTTGTTTACAATGGTTGCACTGCTTATGGAGTTTGATGTGTCTAGATTATGTTGAGAAGTGCCAGTTGCAAAAGTGATGGTCTGAGTAGAGAACTGGTTGCCTGTAAAAACAGAGGTAGACTGTTCAACAATAACGTCACCTAGGATACGGCAACCCATGGTCATACCACCGTTGACACCACCGGGTCTTGTCCCGGCGCGGATAGTGAGTTTACCAAACTGCCCGCCAGAAAGAGTGTGGGAGCCTGTGTCAACTAGAAGGATACCTCCCGTAGGCTGAGAGGAGCGAATACCGTGAAGTTGGTGATACAAGGTTGCAGTACCTGAGACACCAATCTCAATGTCGTAACCTGTCGAAGTAGTGTCATCCGTCTGCCAAATATCGGACGGAGAGAAGATGTTTATCGGACCCCCGGTTGCTTTCAAAGCCCGACCAGCAGCCCAACGAGAGCCGCAACGGGTGAAGGTAATGCGGTCGCCCGTAAAGCTAAGGCTATCACCCGTCAGACCAGAAGCTGCGGTAGGGCCACCTCTAAAGGAAATACCGACGAAACTCAGGTCAGAACCTGAGCCAGTAAAGATAGAACCGTTTGCATTTTTGGTAATATAGCAAATACCGTCACAGACAAGACCTGTCCCGTTTAGGTTAATCGCTACGTTTGCCACACGGTAGTTGGCGTTATCTCTCAGAGTCCAAACGCCACCGACTGCGGCGAGAGTAGAGAAGGCCGAACTGTCGTTTGAAGTACCGTTCCCCAACGCACCAAGAGCGTCAACACTAGCACCTTTACCTGCGTTTAGTACATAAAGTTTTAGACCTCCCGCCGTAGTCACATGCTGGTCCGACACAGAGGACGCTGCAACCTGATAAACGTGACCACCATCGACAACTCGGATGTAGTCATTAGGAGCAAACGACGAATAGGTCAGAGTAGACGCAAGAAGGTCAGCTACAGTGTCGAACTCCTGCTTCACTGCAAGAGCCGTAGCGGCGCTAGGAACAACGTTGACACCACCAACCTTCAGGGTGGCCGTATTGACCACAGAGGCGTTCAGGAGGTCGTTGTTGTTCAGGTCAAGGTCTGCACCCATAGCATTAGGCGTAGACCCGTCCAACGACAGGGTGTTGTCAAAGGCATTTTGCAGAGCAACAAAGTTACCGTTGATCTGGGTGCTCGAGGCATAACCCGACGACACAGTCGTGATGGACGGTTTCTTAGCCATGGACTATTGTTACCTTAGTTAGGGCGACGGAGACCAAGACGCTCTGCATCATCTTCGAGCAGTTTAAGCGCCTCAGTGTTCTGTTTCTCTTCTTCGACAACCTTGAGTTTCTTCTTGGCGTCTGCGGCGGTATCCTTGTCGAGCCATCCCTTTTCGAGGAGGAGTTTGGCTGCACCAAAGGATGAACGACCACCGCTCTTCATCTCTTCAGCGATAGAGCGAATGGCCTGAGACTTGATCTTGATCTCTACCTCACGACGCCACTCAGCCACATCCTTACGCAGGAGAGGTGACTTAGCGATGGTCTCCCAGATGTTCCACGACGAGAAGACAGTCTGAGCAAACTCATACTCGGTGGGGTCGTTAGGGACGAGAGACATGTACAGCTTACGCAACGACAACAGATTCCGCCCATGGGCTTCGATGTCGTCTTCCTTGAGAGTGAACAACACCCAAGTCATGTCGCCGTAGGAGGTCTCGTAGAAGAGGGACTTCGTGCGGACCTTGTTGACCTCGGTGAGGAAGGCGGACTTAGGGAACATCATCTTTGTCAGGGCCTATGGTTGAAGCCTGTCAAGGCGTATTTGTACTGATTCGTTTTAATGTAGCACATCTACAACAGTGTGTCAAGTCTGCCACAGTCTATACCCTACGATACTAGGTGATTCGGGGTATCAGACTAAAGAAATCAATGCTTTACTAAGACACTTGACAAAGGTTAGAAATGATGTTACCCTCAAGGCGTCAGCCGCTGCCGGAGGATATATCTAATCTATAGTATAGTTAACTAGTGTATTCACTCTTTAAGTATTACATATGGAGGCAGGTTAGGGAGGGGACTCTAAGGTACCACCCACGGGCGGATTCTAACACAGACGTGATCCCACCGTAGGTCGTGTATGCTGGGAGTACCGCCCGTATAGACTCAAGTGTAATACATTCTACAGTTCATATACTTCATGCACCCACTGGGAGAGATCCCCGTGGGTTTTTCTTTGAGGTGTAAGGTCAAGTAGCAAGGATGAAAGGGAAGGCATTTTCTGTAGTTCCCTAAATTTTTCTGAGAAAATTTCAAGGTGCAATTCAGAACAATGAAAGACACCCCGCGCACCCCCTGCCTCGCCCCTCGCGTGTTGCATAAAGAACACACCCCCTAGCAGCTTCGCTGCGTCGCGCTATGC